GGAACAGCACGCGGGCGCTGCTGCTGATCGGTGCGCTGGGACTGGATCTGCAGAGCCTCGGCCGGGGACGGGCCCCGGTTGCTGACGCCGAGCACCATGTCCTTGGCGTCATCGAGAGCGGCCTGGCGCATCTCGCGTGGCGTCATCTTCAGCACCTGGCGCCGGATCGTGTCGTTGGCCAGGCCGGCGGCCTTGGCCTGCACCGCCGCGTTGTACCGCTCGGTCAGCGACAGGCGCTCGATCGGCGCCCAGATGGTCTCGATCTCCGAGAGCTTCATCCGCTCTCTGTCGCCGATTATCTCGAAGGCGAGGGACTGGATGTCGTTGAGCCCGGCCTCGATGATCGTCTGGCGGTCCTCGGCCCGATAGATCAGGGACTCGCGCTGCAGGCTGGCACCCTCGGCCGAACCGTTCGTGTCGTCGGGGTTGAAGTAGGAGACCGGGATCCCCATCAGGGCCGAAGCGGTGCGGAACTCCAGTCGTTCCTCGTCGAGCAAAGGGCGCAGGTCGATCGGCTGGGACTCCCAGAACTTGGCGCCGGGCGGCACCTTCCACATCGAACCGGGGCCTGGGGTGAACACGCCCTGGTAGTCGATCTTCTGCCCGGCGAGCGCGTGACCCTCCGGATAGACGTCCGGCAGGCCCTCGACCGCGCGCTGGCGGAACGCCTGGATCTCCCCGATCAGCATGCGCTGCAGGACGATTCGGTTGAGTCGTCCGAGCAGGCCCTTGTGGGGCTCGAACTCGGCGACGCCGTTGCGGTTACGGAACCGCACGATCGGGACGCGCGAGATCGGGACCAGTTCTACCTCGGAGTCGAACGTCCACTGCCGGCTGGCGAATCGGAAGTCGGTTCCCCAGTTGGTCCCACGTGCCGCCTTCCGCGTCGCGCGGTAGACAGAGACCTGCGTCGGGTGGTACTTCGGTCCCGGCGGGAAGTACAGATAGCAGACGTCCAGACCCTCGTCGGGATCGAACAGGGTTCGCATGCCCGCTCGGACGTCCTGTTCACGCAGCGGGTCGTGGGCGGTGATGACCTCACGAGGATCCTGCACGGTGATGATCGGGGACTCGGTACCCGGCTTCGGCGGGCCCACCATCGCGTAGCCCTCGGAGAGACCGAACACCGATGTCAGCAGGTCGACCTGCTGGACCGGCATCCGGTTGTCGACCCAGTTCCGGTGGGCGATGGCGTCGCCGTTGTCGTCGTTGGAGGCTGCGGTCCGGAAACCGAGCGGGGTGAGCCGATCGCGTACCGAGGAGACGGCGAGGGCAGCGACGTTGGTCAGCGTGTCCTTGTGGAAATCGCGGTACGCCTCCTCCCATGAGGCGGCACCCTCGGGCAGCGGGGGCTCGTTACGGAGCCAGGCGTCCAGCTCCTCGAAGCGGGGGAGGCGCTTGGTCTGCTCGTCGGTGAGACGAGCCATCCACCACGCGGGCGAAAGCCGGGTGCCGACATCGTTCAAGGCCACGCGGCACTCGCTTCCTAGTAGAGCCGTTCCGGCACGTAGAAGTCGGACGTTGTCTCGGGAACCCGGGACAGGGCATCGAGGCGAGCCTGGTACGCCAGAACGGCGGCCACGGCAGCGTCGATCTTGTTCGGCGAGTAGTCGTTCTCCTTGGCGAGCGCGAGCTTACTGTGCGAGAAGCGACGACGGGCATTGAGCACGTGCCTGGTCAGGCTAGCCGATCCGTCGTGGGTGATGTCGCGCTGACGGATAGCTCCTTCGAGCTGTTCGATCGCGCGCTCGACCAGCGAGGACCGGCCGCCAGTCATCCACCACTCGAAGGGATGAGCTGCGGTGCCCTGGATGCCGCCGTTGTCCTTGACCTTCTGCGCGTACTTCTTTTCCCACTCGTTGACGTGGGAGCGCCAGTCCTTGCCGGGGTCGGCATAGAAGCCGACGACCTTGTACTTGCTGAAGGCGGTGGCGAGTTCGGCTTCGATCTCGACGATCGGGACTTCCCACTTCGGCCAGTCGTTCGGGTGGTCGCCGGCCTCCCAGACGCCGATCGTCCAGATGTGGCCGTCGTTGACCCGGCAGCCGATGAGTGCGGTGGCGTCCGGCTTGCCCTTGGCCTTGCCCCGGGAGCCGTCGAAGCCGAGCACGACGACGTCCCGGTCGGCGATCACCTTGCTCGCATCGGAACAGGCGGCCCACACCGGCTGTGAGATCCAGGCGTCGGAGGCGTGGGTGATCTGGTTGAACCAGTCCGAACGGGACACCTGGACGTCGGCGTCGGGCTGGCCGATACCGACCGCCAGCTCCTCCAGGTCGACCCACCCGGGGTGCTCGCACGCGGGACTGTGGATCGCGCAGAACGGGATGTCCGCCGAGTCCCCGTAGGCGATGGCCAGTCCCTGCATCAGCGACTCGGGATCGCTCATGTCGGTGTCCGGCGGCGCTTCCCGGTGGTCGTACATCACGCCCCGGGCGTTGGGCGCCCGGCCGGAGACGATGTTCTGGTAGGCGGCCATCGTGTTCTCGGCCACCGACCCGTCGCCGGGGGTGTAGGCGTTGGGCGACTCGATCAGGTGGCCGCCGCGCTTCAGCACGTTGTTCTTCAGCTTGTTGTAGAGGTTGATCCCGCCGTTGCCTTTCGTCCACTCCTCGGTCTGGTCGCAGACGACGAAGTGAGCGGGTGCGCCCTTGGCGGAGCCGGCAGCGGCAGTGCGTCGCTGGATCCGGCCGTAGGGCAGGTTGATGAAGCCCTCCATGACCTCCAGGCCGGGGTAGGCGTCCATCACCGGGCCGTAGGTGAGCATGTCCTTAAGGGGAGACCACGAGTTCGTGTTCACCTGGTCCTCGGACACGGCGGCCAGCTCGACGAGCGGCTTGCGGATCGTCGACCACGGCTTGCCGACCGGCTTGCCGTTGGCGTCCCATCCGGCGGGCACAACCGGGCCGAGAGCTTCGAGGCATGCGATGGCGGCGGTGATCGGCGACTTCCCCCAGCCACGGGGGCGAGAGAGCACACCGCGCTGGATGATCCGCTTGCAGGTGACCGGGTCCAGTTCGTAGAAGTGCAGGACGAACTCGGCCTGCTCACGGGTGAGGATGAGCGGTTCGTACTCCTGCAGCTCCGGCCGGGCGAGGTACGCCGTCATCCAGTCGAGGGCGACCCAGCCGAGTGTGGGGAACTCGCCCTCGTAGTCAGGCTGGAAGGGCATCCAGAGCCTGCTGGATTCGCTTGCGCAGCGACGTGTGCCCGTTGCGACGAGGCATGGTGGCGATGGCCCGGGAGTAGTCCGGGTTGAAGATGACCCGGATCATCTCTGCCTGCCAGTCGGTCAGTGGCTCGTCGGTGTTCTGGTCGATCCATTCGATGACCTGGTCACTGGTGGGCATCAGGACTCGGTCTTGTTCGGGACGGCGCGGAGGCCGCCGTACGGCGACGCCGGGGCCGGTCCCGCCGATCCGGTACCACGCTTCATGTCCTTCTCGTCGGCGTCGGCGAAGACCATGCGGAGCCGTGCTCGGTCCTCGGGGGTGGCGCCGGCGACGCGGAGACGTAGCTCGCCGGCGACCTTCATGTCGCCGTTCCAGAACATGTGGTGCAGCAGCGCCGTCTCCAGCAGGACCATCCAGTCGGTCTCGGTGAAGGTGTCCGCCTGCGCGGCATCGCCCCAGACCTTCCACCACTCCCGCGTCATGGGATGCCAGAAGCCGTCGGTGAGCACGGGCAGTTCCGGCTGCTCTCCCGGGACGAAGGCCAGCTTGGTCGCGGGAATCGGGTCGGCGTTGGTTCGGGCCCGCTTGCTCGGGTCCTTCGGAGCGGGACCGGTGCCGGCCATGTCGAACCTCCAGATCGGTGGTGGCTCGCAGCGTACATCGAGGGCGGGAGGCGGGCGAGAACGCGGTGCACGAGGGGTCGGAGGATCCACGGAGCGCGGATCCCGAGGGTGGGTAGTTCGGGTAGGGCGGGTAGTAGAGGAGGCGCTCCAGCTTGAAAAAATCACTGTCCCTATAGTCAGAGTATAGGTTTCCCATCTATTTATGTTATAGGGATAGTGGCGATTCCTAAAGGAGGTAAGAGCAGCACTACCGTATCTACCCTATCTACCGTACTTTCCAACATGACCTAGTCATGCTTAGATGGATGCATGCCCACGCGAACCATCTACCTGTCCGACGTCGACATGGCGGTCTGGGACGAGGCCCAGGCACTGGCCAAGCGGTACCGGGTCTCGCTGTCCAGCCTCGCGATCGGCGCGCTGAAGGATCTCGTGCACGAGCGACGCGGAGACGTCGGCGTGCCACTGGGCGTGCCGGTCCCGGCCTCGATGAAGGACCCGGCGGTGCTCCGGCGCGAGCAGGCCGTGGACCGCATCCGGCTGGTGGCTCTGGAGGAGCTGGAGAAGCTGGCGGCCGAGTCGTGATCACGGCCCTGTCGATCGGCGCGGCCTTCGTGGTCGCGGTCCTCGTCACCCAGGCCGGCAACCGGGAGAGTCGCCGGGTGGTACCGGCCCAGGTGTTCACGCCGGCGTTCGACCTGCCCGAGGTCGGTGACTACGATCTGGCCGCATCGCGGATCCGGCCGGGCATCCTGCGTGACATCGAGGAGACACGATGAACACCGAGCCTGCCGCACCCGAGACCTTCGAACGCTGGGTCCAGCGATATCAGACCGAGCAGATGGTCACGAGCCGGAAGCTCCTGCAGGGCATCCTGCTCGTGCAGATCCTCACCGGCATCCCGCTGATCATCTTCTGCCTGATGTTCATCGCGGACAACGCGTAGTCTCACCTTCGCCCGGCCAACGCCCCCGTCCTCTGCCGAGGCGGGGGCTTTCTGCATGCCGAAGAATCTGTTGTCTCAGCCTCGTTCTGCTTCAGATTCGTGTGTATGACGGTCGCAGACCCGTAGATCATTCTGGAGGCAGGGCGCAGCGCCCC